TTGATATTGCGTCAAATCCTAAACTCATAATATATCCTTAAAAGGAAGCAGGGGGTATGTGGTGGTGCCCTGCCTCCATTTAAGAATATATCATCGTCTGAACCAAGATGGAAGACCTAATTATCCTTTCCTAAACCAATCTGGAAGTCCTAAATGTGGACGTTTGTCGAATATATTCTTCTTCGCTCCAGGGGTTTTACGATTGTTATAATGAAGAAAAACTTGGACGCATTCTTTGCCTTTAAATTTTTCTCTCCAATGTTCTAATTCTATGCCTCTATAAACAAGCATGTCTCCAGGTTTTAAATCAACTTTAATACCTTTTGCTTTACTAGCAACCGTAATATTTTTACCATCTGGCGCTCCCACATTTTCATTTGGACTTAGATATATAGGCCAGTCATCACCACCAAGATTCATAGTGGTTGATATCTCACAAGAAAATCTATCCTTGTGCCTTTTTAATTCATCACCTTTTTTATATATTCTTGCATAAGTGTAATTAGGGTCAAGTTTTAATCCTGTTGTTTTTTCCATTATTGGTTGACATTTTAACATTAATGTCTCCATGGCCATATTAGCATATTGAGAATATGTATTTGGAATTTGTTCATTTTCACCTTCGTAATAACCAATGATAGTTTCAAACGGTGAAAAGTATCTACGCTCTCTACAGGTATCATAAACTTGTTTTTGCATTCTAAAATAGTTTGCAATAAATATAGCTAAATCTTTTGATATTGCTTGCTTTATAACCGTGTATTTTTTCTTTTTAAACATAATTAAAATTTATTGTAATTCTATTTGAGTGATCAGTGCAAGTGCTAAAAAAATGTTTAACATTACTATTAAATAAAACTATTCTGTTTTCAATTGAATTAACTTTTTTATCACCAATTGTTGTAGGACCATTAGTTGTGTTTAAATAATATAAAGCTACCTTGCAATCAAATGTTTGATCTATGTGTGGTGTTGTGTTTAGTTGTTTATTAGACTTTAATGTTAAATTAGCTTTTACTCTTATTAAAGAATTTACTTTTAATTTTTTAGCAATAGGGTTTAATAACTTTATAAAATCAGAAGTTACATTATCATTTAAATAAAAATTGTGTCCAAAATGACAATCTAATTTATCACTTGAACCTTTAACCGATACCTTTTGAAAATACCAAGGAAAATCATTTGATTCTAAAACAGCTTTTAATACTGCTAAATCACCCATATCAATAAAGTTATCAATTATTTTAAACATCTTTAGCCATTTCTTTTGGCACTGCCTGTATGTTCCAATGTATAAATCTAAATGGTTCTTTGCCATGATCAACCGCATATTCATGTTCTAGGTAACCTGGAAATATAATTAATGTTCCTGGTTTTGGTTTTAAATGAAATTGTTCGTGACCAGGCCATACACCTTTTAAGTCTGGTCTCATTTTTAATTTTGTACACCTTGCACCAGTTTTTGGTTCATGAAATACAGGATAAGAAGTTTTATCACTACACTTTAAAAAATAAAAACCTGATACATGTTGGTTCCAATGTATGTGTGCTGAGTGATGACCACCACCTTTTTTAGCAAACTCTTGTACCCACAACTCACTAAACATAGTATTATATTGTGACATATCATAACCTTGGTGATTTAAATACTCCCAAGACTTTTGACCTACGTAATTTCTAAAATCTAAAAAATCATTATCTACTGTTAATGGTGTAGAATGATAAGATCTACCAAAATCACCGTATTTTTTTATATATTCTTTCTCTCTTTTACGAGCATCAGCAATATATTTATTACTTGCTTTGTTTAACGACTTGACAAACTCTGGTTTTTCTTCTGACCAAATAGTCGTTGGAAAATAATTATTAATGAACATATGTATACCATCCTGTTATTATATATTTGGTTTCTGTTGTTTTATTACCTTTATGCACATGTGTCCAAAAAGAAGGAAATAAAATTGTTTTACCTTGCAAAGGTTTTATTTTTTTTCTTTGATATAAAAATTGTGTTTCTCCACCTTTTTTTACATTGTTTAAATAAGTCGTAAAAACTAACATTCTTTTTCTAGTTTCTTCTTTTCCACTTACTTCACAATGCCATTTAAAATAAGATTCACCAGGTTCATATTTTTGTATTTTTATATTAGGGTGTAAAGTCCAAGCCTCTTGACCAATGTCAACATAAGTATATTTTTTTATGTATTTTTTTAAAATTTTATTTAATTGTTTAATGTAATTAGTTAAGTGCGAATCTAATACATTTATAACTACTTGAGTCATTTTTGTTTTATGATCATCAATATTAATTTTATTACTATTTTCATAATATTTAATTAATTCATTACATGTTTTTTTATTTATAATATCTTCGTAAATAAACATATTATTTAAAAGGTTGTCCTAAATGCCAAACTACAAGACTATATCTTGTGCCTGATGTTACTGGTTTAACTCTGTGCCATACAAAACTAGGAAATATAATAATAGATCCTTTTGGTAATATTTCTTTACATTGTATTCTATGTTTTGACTCATCTCTCATGTGTGGATCATAGTTTCTAAAATCAAATTCTAGTTCACCGCCTTTATATTCTGAACCATCTGTTAATTGACAAGTCATAGATAATTTTCTAATTTTGCCGTGATCTGGTGTATTTGGTTTATCATAAGGTTTATCCCAGCTATCACAATGCCAATCATAATATTGATTTAATTTATATTTTGTAAACTGACAAGATTCACTTCTATCCCATTCAAAATTCCAACCCGCCTCTCTATTAGCCCGATGAACATACGGGTGTAATTCTTTATATATCCAAGTATCATTTAACCATACTAAATCTGATTTTCTTTTTCTTTGAATATTTTTAACTTCTTCTTCATTTAATTTTTCTTTGTCATATCCACCGGTTCTAGCCATTACTTCTTTTTGGTTGTTTGCATATTTAATAACCTCATCACAAAATCTAGGTGTCAACGCACGAGTAAAATAATAATAATAATTAGATATATTCATATGTTATAGTCTGTACAAAATTCAAACTATTCTTTTGATTGTTGGTTAAATAATACATACAAGTTGATGGAAACATTATAAATTTATTATTAAATAATGGTATGTCCCAGCTTCTTCCTTTACGTCTGTTGTCTTCATAGTGTATTCGAACATTACAATTTTTAACATTAACACCATAAAGAAATGTGTAATCTGGTGAATTACGCAAATCTACAGGATCTATATTTAATAAAGGAATTGTTGTTTCTTGAGGCTTATACATATTGCCCCACGTTTCTTTATTAACTAAAGTAAATCCATAATTTAAATTTATATGATCTCTCATATAAGTGTTTAACATATCCCAAGTTCTTGAAAATGGAAAAGGTGAATCTTTAACTTGTGATTTTAAAATATCGTTTTGTAATTTATCTCGGTCAATGTCCCAATCTTTAGGCATCGCCACATCACCAAAATATAATGATTGTTCAGATAATACTTTCTTGTGCATACCACATACCTTTGTAATTTATGCCATTCGGTCTGTCAAGTCCCAAGATTGATTAGCTTCATTCCAAGAATACTCCCATCTGTGAGTACGAGCTGTATTTTGTGATTGTTGTTCCGCTGTTAATGCAGGGGCATCACCAATCGGTGATTCCCACTTAGCAGTTGTAGTATTTTTTACCCAAGATGCGTAAGGTTTTTTAGGCCAAAAAATTTGATTATCTTCGTCCCAAATATGTCCGATACCTGCGTAATTTCCTCTAAATGCTTTTGAGTTATCTCCAGACAAGTGTTTATTGTTATATGTGTTGTATGAAGTTTGAATCCACATTTGTGCAGGCCAATTGTTGTGTAATTCCAACCACTGTTGACCTACTGCTTCGTCTTCAACACCATCAGAGTTTAACATCTTATCATTATCCATAGTTAACACTTGGATAACTTTTCCGTTAGCTCCTAGTTTTGCAAAATGTGCCATAATGTTTCTCCTTATATATTAATTTTTAAGTTCAGTAAATACATATTAATTTTGAAATTTGTATCTAATAACAACAATTCCTGAACCACCTGCTTTACCAGCTCCAGGACTACAACCTCCTACACCATCTCCACCATCACCTGTATTATTAGCTCCTGCAGCGGCGCCTGGCGCGGTATCTCCTTTACCATCTCCTCCTGTGCTATAAGTTACAGCACTACCAGTAATACTACTTGTTAAACCTGCACCACCAGCTGAAGTCTGACCTCCCGGTGGACTTAATGTGCTATCTGCACCTACAGCAGTTGCTCCACCACCACCAGCACCTCCTGCCGCTGGAGTACTACCAACTGTCTTAGCTCCACCATCATTTCCTTGTGGGGGACTAACTGAAGGTACATTACCACTACCAGCTGCGGTTCCTCCACAAGATGGACCTGGTTGTGTTGTCCAACCTCCTGCTCCACCACCTGAACCTCCTGGACCACCTGACACACCATAAGTTCCAGCTCTTCCTCCACCAGCTCCTACAACTGAATTAAAACTTGAAACACCACCTGCTGTTGCATCTAAAGGTCTTCCTGCACCTGTTGCACCAGCACCGCCAGACCCAACTGCTATTGGATAACCTTGAACTGAAACTGGAACAGGAGATACAGGAGCCGCTAATGGTCCTGGCCCTGCACAATAACTGCCAGAAGCTGTACCTGCAGTAACTCTTATACCACCAGCACCTCCTCCACCACCTATACAAAAACCTCCACCACCACCAGCACCAGCTATTAAATAATCTACTGTATTTGAACCACAAGAGTTACCAACCGCAGACACACAAAAAGTCCCCGGTCCTGTAAATGTATGAACTTTAAAATTTCCGTCTGTTGTTACTGTACCACCTGTTGCTGCAATATATTCTGCTGTAGATGCACTACTTGCTAAACCATCGTCTGTTACAATCCAACCTTTTGTTGAATCTATAAAAATTAATGTAGCAGCAATTCCATTTTGATTTAAAATTGCATTTGTAGTTGAACCACCAATTTTATCTGAACCATTTTGAACTAATGTTAATCCATTTGTACCAAAATTTTTTGCATAATCTGCAAATGCAACCACCGCTCCTGCAGTTCCTGCAGGGAGATTAACTGATATTGCACCACTAGATGTGTCAACAAAATAACCCTCACCAGCTACTGCTGTAAAACCTGACGTCTTAACTGTTGTTGTCCATGAAGCAGAACCTGTTGCACCAAAGTTTGTTGCTGTACCTTGGTTATTAATTGTTGCACCAGCTGGAATTGTAAACGTATCACCACTATCTCCTAATGTAACTGTACCACACGCTGATCTTGGACTAATTTTATTTACTTTTATTTCACTCATAATTTTTAACTCGTTTTATATCTTATTATCACAATACCTGAACCTCCACTACCCCCATGTCCACCTGGAGCATCACCAGTATTTCCACCACCGCCACCACCACCTGTGTTAGCTGTTCCAGGAGTTCCGAATCCACCTAATGTACTACTACCAGCTCCAGCTCCTCCTGTTCCTGCTGCAGCACCTGGATAAGATGGGGCTGCACCACCACCTCCACCACCACCAGAGTATGTAACAGGCGATCCTGTTATTGATGTTGCTATTCCATTGCCGCCAGCTCCAGCAGCACTCGGGGTTGCACTACTTGCGTTAGCACTTGCACCGCCACCGCCACCACCAATAAGTCTACTACCAGCTAAACCATTTCCTCCATTTTTTCCTTGAGGGGGACTAACAGGAGGTGTGTTTCCACTTCCACCAACTTGACATGGAGCACTTCCTCCTCCACCACCACCTGAACCTCCATTATTTTGTGGCCCCATAGTTGGACCATAAGAGCCTCCAACACCACCACCTGCTGAAGTTATTGTTGAAAAAATTGAATCACCTCCACCACTAGTAGGACCACTTCCACCAGCACCTCCTGCTCCTACCGTAATTGGATACGCCCCAGCTGCTGGTATTGATACATCACCAGCACCTACTAAAGGTGAACCTGTGTAAGGTGCAACAGGGCTACTATCTTCTCTGAAACCTCCGCCGCCACCACCGCCGCCGTGAGATCCACCACCTGCTCCACCACCACCAACCACTAAATATGAAACTTGATTAGTTGCTGCGACTGGTGAAACGTTTTGTACACAAAAAGTGCCAGGGCCTGTAAATGTGTGAAGAGTACAATTACCACATGTTGTCATTGTTCCACCTGTTGCCATTATAAAACCAGTTAAACCTGTTTCTGTTTTTTCCGTATTTTGAACGTTAACCCAACCTTTTGTTGAATCGACGTATACAAAAGTTGCGGCCTGACTGTTAACACTTAGTATAGCATCTCCATTTACACCACCAATTTTTTGTGATCCATTTGGAGAAATTGTAAAATTGTATGTTTCAAAATTTCTTGCATAGTCAGATACTGCAACAACATCACCAGCACTTCCTGCTGGTAAGTTCATTGTTATAGCACTTCCTGAATTTATAAAATATCCTTTATCAGCTTCTGCTGTAAACGTAGATGTTTTAATATCACTTGTTTGCCAATCAATTACTTGACCTGGACTTCCAAATCCTGTTT